CGGGTGGGTACAGGGCAGTGCGCGATTGCTGGCGCAGGCAGATTGATAAAAGGGCCGCAGAGAAAATCAGCGCCAGTCAGTCAGCCGGAAGCAAACCCGAAGAGCCCATTACTCCTTAATAACCCCTTTCAACGAGAAAATCCCATGTCAGAAATTACATCCCTGGTCACTGCAGAGGCAGTGAAGGAAGTCCTGCGCTCTGAAGAAGTCCTGAGCGCACTGAAACAGAAACTTCGCCATAACCTGGAAGCGCGTCTTGATGCAGAAGTGGATGCCATTCTGGATGAGCTGCTTGGTGTACAGGCAGAGCCAGCGACTGAAGCGGGAGATACCACCGCAGAGAGCGGTGAAGTTCAGCCTGAATCACCGGTCGCCGATGCGACTGAACCGCAACCCGAATCGGTCATGATGCTGTAACGGGGGGCAGGGCCATCAGTAAACTGCTGCTGGCCTTTTTCATGTTGTGAGCTTCCGGATTGCGGGAGACGGGGTATGTACCAGATGGAAAAAATCACAACAGGTGTGTCATACACCACGTCAGCGGTGGGAACGGGCTACTGGTTCCTGCAGTTGCTGGACAGGGTTTCCCCGTCTCAGTGGGCGGCAATAGGCGTGCTGGGGAGTCTGCTGTTTGGTCTGCTGACATATCTGACGAACCTGTATTTCAAAATCAAAGAGGACCGGCGTAAGGCCGCCCGGGGAGAGTGAATAATGAACCATGAAGAAATGAATCAGCGCTTCAGTCGCCTGGAAAATGAAATTGCTGAACTGAATAAAAAACTGTCGACGCTGATGCCTTCTGAAGATGAAAAAAAACGCCGCGATGAGCAGTTTGCTGCGTTTGACGATTATTGTCGGAAAGTGATGAGCAGAAATCTCGCAGAGTGTTTCAGTATTCATAATGATAATTTCAGTGAGCTGGAATGGGAGTGTAACCGGCCATCCTTTGTTGTATCCGGTGATGGTGTGAAAATAACCATCTCAGAAAATGGGAAAGTAACACCTCCATCGCACCAGCACAGTGAGGAGCTCATTGAATTTGCCATTGATTACCTGAAGAACAATAAAAAACAGGGGCTGATGCAGCGCATTGGTCGTTGCATGGGGTATCTGCAGGTAGCCGCTGAGATTGAAGCGCTGGCCAGTGGTGCTGATAAGGATGCAGTTGTGCGGGAGACCGTTCTTCGTGATTTCAATACTCCACCCTTTAAGACTGAGCCTGATAACTGGATCCAGCCGGGGCTGACTTATCTTAAAGTGCGTATTTAGTGGGCCAGGGACAGCGGCTGAATATTTAATATATCCATGAACGCAAAAATCAAATACGGCCTGTCAGCTGCTGTTCTGGCGCTGATTGCCGCAGGGGCTTCGGCGCCTGAAATCCTCGACCAGTTTCTGGATGAAAAAGAAGGTAACCACACCACGGCATACCGTGATGGTGCGGGTATCTGGACCATCTGCCGTGGAGCCACCCGGGTGGATGGTAAGCCTGTTATTCCTGGCATGAAGCTGTCGAAGGGGAAATGCGACCGGGTTAACGCCATTGAGCGTGATAAGGCGCTGGCATGGGTGGAGAAAAACATCAAAGTGCCACTGACTGAACCCCAGAAAGCGGGAATTGCGTCATTCTGTCCTTACAACATTGGCCCCGGTAAGTGTTTCACGTCGACGTTTTATAAACGAATTAATGCAGGCGATCGAAAAGGTGCCTGCGAAGCGATTCGCTGGTGGATTAAGGACGGTGGCAGAGACTGCCGTATTCGCTCAAATAATTGCTACGGTCAGGTATCCCGTCGCGACCAGGAGAGTGCGCTGGCATGCTGGGGTATCGACAGATAAGCAGAATATTTTGCTGAAAAATGACGTTGGCCAACGCGGACGGATAACACGAAATCCTGCGAACTGGCAAAATGTAAGTGAATAAAGTCAGGATCATTATTTCACGCAGAGGCACCGTAATGGTGCCTTTGTCATTTCTGCGCTTCGCACAAGCGTAAATAAACCAAAGAACCTTTCAGGATGAGCCCTGGTGGATAACCGGCAGTGGTCTGGTTAACCCTCTTTGGGCTGGTTATTCCTGTGCGCAGGGTTCATCACTAAAAGGAAATAACCGATGAATATGATAACCGTGCCGTTTCACGGCGATTCTCTTTATGTGGTTAACCATAACGGCGAACCATACGTTCCCATGAAACCTGTCGTTGCGGGGATGGGGCTGGCCTGGCAATCACAGTTGGCTAAGTTAAGACAGCGTTTTGCGTCAACTATAACGGAAATCGTTATGGTTGCTGAGGACGGGAAACGACGCAATATGGTGTCCCTGCCACTTCGAAAACTTGCAGGCTGGTTACAAACCATCAATCCCAACAAAGTAAAACCCGGAATCCGCGACAAGGTTATCCAGTATCAGGAAGAGTGCGACGATGTTCTCTATGAATACTGGACGAAGGGTTTTGTCGTTAATCCTCGTCAAATGAGCGTGATGGAAGAACTCAACCAGGCATGCGCTGACATGAAACGGGATAAAAACATTGCCAGTCTGTTTGGTACAGGGTTAAACGAATGGAAACTGGTTAAAGCCGCGCATGTATCAAAAATTCGCACGTTGATAAACGAAGCGAATCTGCTGATTGGTTTTGTCCTGGCTGATACAGGCAAAGGAAAAATCACAAAGACGGATTGATGGAGTGGCGTCTAATGATATCAGGCAAACTCATAACGCTGGCGAAGACCATCTGTGTGATTGTCGGCGTTTCATTTTCGCTAATGATGGTTGCTCTTTTTCTTTCCATAGCCTGGATGGCGTTGACTTCGGCAGGGCTGGTGGGGTGACAGTGACTGATGACGACAATTTATTTAAACAGATGAGTACTGAATTTATTCGGGCAACGGCATTTGCCATTCGCATTGTGGCAATTGCGGTTCTAATCCGGGAAATCCGCTGGTGGTGAAATGAATAATAACTCTGCAAAACCGTTTCTCCCGTGGTTAGGAGGGAAGCGTCGTCTGGCAAAACATATTCTGCCGTTATTTCCTGAGCACACTCTGTATGTGGAACCGTTCTGTGGCGGTGCGGCACTGTTCTTTATGAAAAAACCGAGCTGCGCTGAAATCATCAACGATATAAACAGTGATATCGTTAATCTCTACCGTGTGGTGAAGTACCACCAGGAGGAATTTTCCCGCCAGTTTCAGTGGATGCTCGCCAGTCGTGAGATGTGGAATGAGGTGATAAATCAGCACACGGAGTACATGACGGATATCCAGCGGGCTGTCCGTTTCTTTTTTATCCAGAAGTGCGCGTATGGCGGAAGAGCATACAGTCGGGCATTTGGAGTTAAAACTCACAGACCGCAGATAATCCCCGGGAATACAGAGCAGTTATTGCAGGAAGCCCGTGATCGGCTGGCGCGGGCAACTATTGAACACCTTGACTGGGAGGTCTGTATCGCACGGTATGACCGCCCGACAACGCTGTTTTACTGCGATCCTCCGTATTGGTTGGATGGTGGTTACGGCATTGATTTTTCATTCTGCAATTATGAGCGCATGGCAGAACTTGCCCGCACAATAAAAGGCAAAATGATTATATCCCTGAACGATTCGCAGGAAATGAGACGATTGTTTGAGGGGATGAATATTCATCATGTTGCTCATCGTTATACTGTACCACGTGGTAAGACAAGCAGTGTCAGCGAGCTGATAATCTGCAATTTCTGACAGGGGGCATGGTGAGCATAAACCGAATTCTTTCCGCGTTTACTGTTATTCTGCTGGTGGTCTGTGGTGCGCTTAGTCTGGGGCTGAATCATTACCGCGATAACGCCATCACCTACAAAGCGCAGCGCGATAAAAAAGCCAGAGAGCTGGAACAGGCGAATGCCACCATTACTGACATGCAGGTGCGCCAGCGTGATGTTGCTGCGCTCGATGCAAAATACTCGAGGGAATTAGCCGATGCGAGAGCTGAAAATGAAACTCTGCGTGCTGATATTGCCGCTGGTCGTAAGCGCCTGCGGATCAACGCCACCTGCACCGGTACCGTGCGTGAAGCCACCGGCACCTCCGGCGTGGATAATGCAACCGGCCCCCGACTGGCAGACACCGCTGAACGGGATTATTTCAACCTCAGAGAACGGTTGATGACAATGCAGAAGCAGCTGGAAGGGGCGCAGGAATATATACGCACTCAGTGCACTAAGCTGGCTTTTTATTATCCGGAGGATACATGAAGAAATTACGGGTAACCGTAGAACCTTTTCAGGGAACAATTCCGTTCCGTATTTTGCAGCGTGGTCGTGTTCTTGTTGAAGGTTCGTTCAGTGGTAAATGTACGCAATTACACTCCCGGACCTTTCAGGTGAATGCCACGAATGAAGAGCTAACCGTTGAGTGTACGATGAATGCCGCTAAATGCCGCATGGTATCCGCTGCATTACAGCCAGTGTGTTGAGCGACCTTATTATCCATGGCGCGGTATTGTCGCCGTATTCCCGTATTAACAGAGACCGCAGCCCGACAGGGAGACTCCTCTGCGCGAGTGTGCGG